AAAGCGATATGGCAAAGACGCTGACGCTGTGATGTATGCGACTGCCACCAAGAAAGCAATGGAAGATGGTCATACAGACACAGATTCAATGCAGGCCAAAACAGCACAGATTGCCAAAGATGCAATTGAATTGTATCAAATGTTTAAAAACAATCCAGGTGATGAAGAAATAATGACTTGGATAACAAACAAGTTAGCAGTAGCGGCAGAAAAAATTTCTTCAGTTAAAGATTACCTACAGAATCCAACACAAGACGAAATGATAGAATTCAAGAAAGTTGAGATCAAAGACAAAGAAGATTACATGGCCAAAAAGAAAGAATTGCAAAGATTACAGATGGATCCTGCCACAAACAAAAATGAAAAGTTAAAAAATGAAATTATTAAACGTAAAGCAGACCTGGAAGACGAAGCAAAGGAAATGGGTCTAAAGGAAGATGACTACACGCCTTTTGAAGATGCAAACACATTGAAAAGATTGAAAGACGAAGTTGAAGACTTCATGGGTCAAATCAACAACATGGAATTTGGTGACTTGAATCCAACAAGGCTCGCAGATGAATTAAATGAAATATTAAATGGCACATATGATCCCAGCACTGATCCTGTAAACAATCCTGAAGACAACGATGAGGATCATATCAGAGAGCAAGTGGCCATGGCAATAGAATTATTAGAAAAAGGTGGCATCATGCCAGCTATGCAGATGTTAAACAGAGCCATTGGAGATACTCACGGAGTAGAATTTGGTAAAGACTTCCCCAAAGAAGATGAACTAACATTAAGAGACGATGCAGACTTCCATGAAACGTTTGGTGTGTTGGCATATCCAACTGATGAAATATGGGAAGCAGAATACAGAGGACGCAAGGTAAAACTAAACAAACCAACACGTGGTGACGTCAAAAAATTTAAAGTGTACGTGAAAGATCCTAAGACTGGCAACATTAAAAAAGTAAACTTTGGACATGGCGGTACATCTGCCAAAAGAAAAACAATGCGTATAAGAAAATCAAATCCTGCAAGACGCAGATCATTTAGGGCACGGCACAACTGCGACAATCCAGGACCAAAAACTAAAGCAAGATATTGGAGTTGTAGAAATTGGTAAAATTTAACGACATAGCAATCACAGAAGATGAATTTGAAAAGTTGGCAGAAAAGAAAGATGCCTGCTATCACAAAGTAAAATCCAGATACAAAGTTTGGCCATCTGCATATGCATCAGGAGCATTGGTTAGATGCAGAAAAGTTGGTGCAAAGAACTGGGGTAACAAGAGTAAGAAAAAATGAGGTTAGTAGAACTCCAAGAAGGCACAAGATGTTGGAAAGGGTATGAACGCAAAGGCTTCAAAACAATGTTTGGCAAACGTGTTCCCAACTGTGTCAAACGTGAAGACAGATATCTTGTAGTAGACAAATTTAATCAACCAGTAAAACTTTTTGACAACGAAGAAGAAGCTGTATCATATTTCCATGAAAATTATGATGATCTCAATTCATGTGATTATCATGATAGAGTAAGTGAAAGCAGTCATGCAGGACTACGTGCATGGTTTGGCAAAGGCAAAAAAGGCGGAGCTGGAGGCGGAGGTTGGGATCGCTACAACACCAAAGGCGAACGTATAGGTAAATGTGGTGACAGAAAAAAAGGTGAAGGTAAACCAAAATGTTTATCCAAAGCAAGAGCGGCATCACTGCGAGCCAAAGGCGGTAAGAAAGCAATCGCGGCCGCTGTAAGAAGAAAAAGATCAAAAGACAAAAATCCAGAAAGACGTGGAAAAGCAATCAACGTTTCCAACAAGCCTCGCAAAAAGAAATAAGTAGCTTTAATGGCTTACTTGAATCATAATCTTCCTCCCTTTACATGTTTAATTAGAGACGAATACATGTATGACCACCAAAAAGGTCATGGTGATTTTTCTGTTGCAGAAGTGCATTCTGTTGCATCAATGGAACACAAAGTGCCCCTATTCGAAGCATTAATGGAAAATGGAGTCAACTGGACACGCAGACCTATCATGGCATTCTGTTGGAAAGAAGATGCTCCTGTACATCCAATTGAAATGCATCACTATTGGAACTGCTTTTCCCCTTACATTGATGTAAATGTTAGACATAGACTTGCAAGACGCAGAGCAGAACTGATAGATTTAAAAGGTGGAAGACATTGGGGCGAATATATGTTTACATTGGATTGGTCATGGGAAAATCATGCCGGCAATTTAGATTGTAATTTTGCTGAAGATCCAGAACACAAATGCGGACACACATTTAAAATGGATGATGGAAACTTTTTCATTTATCCAAACAATAGAATTGTATGGACTGATGATGCTTACATCACAAAAAGGTTAACACGCAATCCAGGATACAAAATTGACCAAAGTGTTTACACAGTTGAAAACAAACGCACAGGCGGAACATCAGATGATTACATGACAGAGTTTGGTGCTCAAGGTACTAGTTACAAAGATACAAGTAAATACAACGATGAAGATAAGTGAACTTGTAAATTATCCTAAACAAATCGAAAAGCCACAATCCCCTGGTAGCAGAGGTATGCGTAATCATAAAAAATCTCCTGGCCGTAGATATTTTGATCTTAAAAACCAAAAGAAAACATTAGACAAATAAATTTTGTAATTGTATAATAAACTTTTCAAAAGGAGATTATTATGGCGATAGCTAACTTTAGTTCTGATGATCAAGCTAAGATCAAGCAGATTATACAACAAGGCACAAATGTAAAACAGGAAGTGCAGGATTTGAATGAAGGTCTGCGTGACACAGTGAAATCTGTGGCACTAGAACTTAACATAAAACCAGCAGTGTTAATGAAAGCAATAAATGTACGATTCAAAGACAGTGCGGCCGCTGAACGTGAAGATTTTGAGGACTTAGAAGTATTACTAGACATAGCAAGATGAAGATAGACACTTTTCTCAAATGGACTGCTACCTCAGTATTAATTGTAGGCACAGGAATAAATGCTTTTGGCATATACCCATTAGGTGCTATCATACTAGCACTAGGAGGTCTCATATGGCTGGCAGTTTCCTGCATGTGGCGTGAACCATCCTTAATTGTTACCAATGGGGTTTTATTCCTTGTAGGCACAGGAGGGATTGTGTTAAACTACATTACATGAGTTACGTAGACGCACTATTTGATAGAGATGCAGACAAAATATCTGTTGTAGAACGCATCGATGGTGTGCGGCATTTCAAAGAGTATCCAGCACGTTGGATTGCATATTATGATGATCCAAAAGGCAAATACAAAAGCATATATGGTAATCCTGTCAGTAGGATTGCAACCAAGCAAGGCAAAGAATTCAAACGTGAACTTGCATATCACAAAGGCAAAAAGTTGTATGAGTCCGACATCAATCCAATATTTCGCTGTCTAGAAGAAAACTATCTTGGCAAAGAGACGCCAAAGTTACAGTGTGCATTTTTTGATATTGAAGTGGACTTTGATCCTGCCAAAGGCTATGCCAAACCAGCAGATGCATGGTCACCAATCATATCTGTGACTGTGTATTTGGATTGGCTAGATCAATTGATAACACTTGCAGTACCACCAAAGAATTATCCTAATCCGGAAATTGTTGAACAAAAGTTTGAAAACACAATGTTGTGTCCAGATGAAGCAGATATGTTAGACAAATTTATAACACTGATAGAAGATGCAGATGTGCTGTCAGGATGGAACTCCGAAGGTTTTGATATTCCTTACACTGTGCATAGAATATCAAAAGTGATGTCAAAAGACGATACAAGGAGATTATGTCTTTGGAATACATTTCCACGCAAAAGAACTTTTGAACGTTTTGGCAACGAAGAAATTACATATGACATAATTGGTAGAGTGCATCTGGATTATATGCAACTCTATAGAAAATACACATATGAAGAACGTCATTCGTATGCGTTAGATTTTATTTCTAAACATGAACTTGGAGAGCAGAAGACTCCATATGAAGGAACATTGGATCAACTGTACAACGAAGACTTTGAAAAATTTATAGAATACAATAGACAAGACACAGCACTGTTAGGCAGGCTGGATGCAAAACTTAAATTTATTGACTTATCAAATGAACTGGCCCACCAAAACACTGTGCTAATACAAACAACAATGGGTGCAGTGGCAGTGACAGAACAAGGTATAATCAATGAAGCACACAGACGTGGCATGGTTGTTCCGGATAGAGTCAAACGAGAACCTGGTTCAGATCCAGCGGCAGGAGCATACGTGGCATATCCAAGAAAAGGTTTGCATGATTGGATTGGATCAATTGACATCAATTCGCTGTATCCTAGTGTGATACGTGCATTGAACATGGGCAATGAGAACATTGTTGGCCAACTTAGACAAGATATCACAGAACATATGCTGGATGAAAGAATGAATATTGAAAAAAAATCTTTTGCAAGTGCATGGGAAGGAGAGTTCGGCACACAGGAGTATCAAGCGGTAATGCGTAAGGACAGAGCACAAAGCATAACAATTGATTGGGAGACTGGAGAGTCAAACATATTAAGTGCCGCAGAAGTGTATGACTTGATCTTTGATCAAGGCCATCCATGGTTTTTAAGTGCAAATGGCACAATCTTCTCACATGAATTTGCAGGAGTTATTCCAGGACTGCTGGAACGTTGGTACGCAGAAAGAAAAGAAATGCAAGGCAAACTACAACAGGCTATTGATGCAGGAAACAAAGTAGAGCAGGAGTTTTGGGACAAAAGACAACTTGTTAAAAAAATTAACCTTAATTCACTGTATGGTGCACTATTGAATCCAGGTTGTAGATTTTTTGACATAAGGATAGGACAGTCAACAACACTGACTGGCCGTTGTATAACAAAACACATGGCGGCGAAAACAAATGAAATAATTTGTGGAGAATATGACTATCGCGGCAAGTCTGTGATATATGGTGACACAGACTCTGTGTACTTTTCTGCATATGAACCATTGAAAGAAGAAATAGAAGCAGGAAAAATACCATGGTCAGAAGAATCTGTCACACAACTGTATGATTCGGTAGCAGAAGAAGTCAATAAGTCATTTACAAAGTATATGCAAGATGCATTTAATTGTCCTAGCACATATGGTAAATTGATACGTGCTGGACGTGAAGTAGTTGGATCTAAAGGATTATTCATCACAAAGAAAAGATATGCAATAAAAATATATGACTTGGAAGGCAACAAAGTGGATAAAATTAAGGCAATGGGATTAGATCTTAAACGTTCTGATACACCAGGCTATATACAAGAATTTTTATCCACAGTGTTAGACAAAGTGTTGGTAGGAGCAATTGAACAAGATGTTATGGATTTCATTGCTGACTTCAGATTAGAATTCAAAAAGAAGCCAGGATGGGAAAAAGGATCACCAAGACGTGTTAACAAACTTACAGAGTATCACTCAAGAGAAAAACGCAAAGGCAAAGTCAACATGCCTGGACATGTGAGAGCGGCAATAAATTGGAACACATTGAAAAAAGTATACAATGACAAATATTCAATGGACATTATAGATGGACAAAAATGTATCGTGTGTAAACTTAAAGACAATCCTATGGGATATACATCCATTGCATATCCAACAGATGAATTGCGTATTCCAGAATGGTTCAAAGAAATGCCATTCGCTGATGATGAAATGGAGACAACACTGATTAACAAGAAACTTGATAACTTAATAGGTGTGTTGAATTGGGACCTAGGAGCATCAGAAGCTGATAATACTTTTGATAAATTATTTGGGTAATGGTATCAAGACATCAAATTAAAAAAGCGGTTAAAGTTTTAGAACTTGCATGTTCTGAAAATTTTAAAGATGTAAAAAATGAACTGCAATTTGCCCTTACTGCTACAAAAAATTATTTAAAACGTTCTGACAAAGAATACAGTATGTTGAGCAGAGATGCAGGATCAGCCACAACATCTGTTTATAATTTTGACGATGACTTTTTTAACAAATGGAATAATGAACATCCACTTGAAGTAAAACGTTTCATAAGAAATTGGATATCAAAACAAAGTGATTGGAAATATCCTATGGTGTTTTTACAGCCAACACATCTTCTC